AACTTACAATACATATCACTTAAAGACCTCATGGATATGAGGGCAGGATTACAGGCAGAGGTATCAAGTGAGCAAGGGACTCGCAATTATGCGGGCTTTAAGGATCCATCATGAGTGTTATGCTTAAAGAAACCCCAAAAAAGAAAACAACTTTTTCAGAAAAGGTAGATGGTTTTATAGGTTTTTTCTCTCCACGCGCAGAAGCGCATCGCAAAGCATATCGTCAGGCTTCAAAACTTGCTTTTAGTTCCTCCTATAAAGGTGCTAGGAAAAACAGGTTGAACTCGGATTGGGTTCCTGGTGGTGGAAGTGCTGATGAGGACCTACTCTCTGCTTTACCTGAATTGCGCGAAAGAAGTAGGGATTTAAACCGCAACAATGGGATTGCTGCGGGAATTACAACAACAATGACTACAAATGTTATTGGTACTGGAATAAAACCTCAGTCAAGGGTGGATAAAGATAGTTTGGGAATAGATGATAAAACGGCGAATGAATTTCAAAAGAGAGCAGAACGAGTATGGGAAAAATGGCTGCCTTATGCTGACTCTACAGAGAGAATGAGTTTTTATGAAATTCAAAAATTAGTTGATAGGCAGATACTAGAGAATGGCGAGGCAATAGTTCTTCCATTAAGATTAAAGGGCAAAAATAGACCATATAAGCTGGCGTTAGAAGTGATAGAATCAGATAGATTAGCTACTCCATTGGATAAAAGAGGCGATAAAAAAATCAGAGATGGCGTTGAAATCGGGGAAAGAGGACAACCTGTTGCTTATTATATTAGAAAAACACATCCAGGGGATATGGCATTGAGGCTACGGACTCCAAATTCTAATGAATTCACAAGAATACCAGCAAGAAATAAGCTTGGAATGCTCAATGTTTTCCATCTTTATTCTGTTTTAAGGCCTGGGCAAACCCGTGGAGTGCCTTTCTTCGCACCTGTAATGACAATGTTTAAAGATCTGGCTAGTTATATGGAAGCGACATTAGTTACAGCCAGAATTGCAGCTTGTTTTTCTATATTTATAGAAAAAACCAATCCTTATGATGCGGCTTATAATGCACCAGGTAAAACCAATGCGAGTGGTCAGCGTGTCGAAGAAATAGAACCAGGGCTTGTTGATTATTTAGCACCAGGAGAAAAAGCGACAAGTCTTAAACCTGAACAACCAACAGGAATGTTTGATCCATTTGTAAATAGAATGCTTAGATCAATAGGCGCAGGATTAGAATTGCCCTATGAAGTGACCGCAAAGGATTTTTCAAAAACCAATTATTCAAGCGCAAGAGCCGCTCTATTGGAAGCGCGTAGATATTTTATATGCAGACAAGTATGGCATGCATCCAGATTTGGTCAACCAACGTACGAACTACTTTTAGAAGAGGCTTTTTTAAATGGTGAATTGCCAATTAAAAATTTTTACGAGAAGAGGCTTGATTGGCTAAGAACTAAATGGATTGCTCCGGGTTGGTCATGGGTAGATCCTCTCAAAGAAGTCAAGGCATCTAAGGAAGCCATTGACAATAATATTTCAAGTTTGGCTGATGTTGCTGCCAGCCAGGGAAAAGACTGGGAAGAGATATTAGAACAGAGGGCAAGAGAAGAGAACAAGAGAAAGGATCTTGGATTAACAAGTCCGGAAATCGATCCAGAGAATGAAAAAGAAGTAGAGCAGATAATCAAGGATGGAGATGAAGAAGAAAAAGACGGCAAATAAACCAGAATCTAAAATATTAAAGATTATAACATTGGCTGGGAATATGATGGCTATGCCTAAAAACATTATTTTGAAATTAAAAATAGGGGGAGATAAGAGAAATGAAAAATAAACTATTTCGGTCCGATGTAACTCGGGGCATGGAGGACGGGAAGATAGATAGAGAAAAAGGAATTATTTATGGTTTTAAGGTCGTAGAGTTAGGAGTGACAAAGGATAGACGTGGAGAATTTGACGAAGAAAGCTTGAAGACAATTATCAAACTTGGAAATGCGTCAAAAATAGGAATAAAATCAAGATATGGTCATCCTAATATGAGCAATACTGCGTTTGGAACATTTCTTGGAAGAGTCAGGGATTTTAGGTTAAGTGATAATAGCAAAGCAGTATTAGCAGATGATCACCTGGATAAAACTGCGTATAAAACTCCGAATGGAGATTTAGCTAATTATGCAATGGATTTAGGAGAAAGCGATCCAGATGCTTTTGGGTCTTCTATGGTGGTTTATTGGGATGAAGAATATCGCAAGGAAGAGGATGGTAGTCTATCAAAAGACGAAAAAGGAGAGACATTAGTACCTTTAATAAGACCTAAAAAATTGACAGGAGTTGATATTGTTGATGATCCTGCTGCAAATGAGGGGATGTTTGGAAATTTCTTTAGTGATAGTGTTAAGTTGTCAGCAGGGATGACAGAGTTTTTAGATAAATTTCTTAGTAACCCCGATGCGATAGATAAAACGATAAGTTTTCTGCAGAGATATGCAAACAATCGGGATGAATTTGCAGAAAAATTCAAATGTTCTTGTATTAAGTGCGGTCATAAAATGGAATCAGAAGAACATTGTAATATCTTAAAATGTTCTGAATGCGGGGGTCAGATGAGAAGAGAAGAAAGGCCTGGCCCGGGACAAGAAAAACAAAGTAAAAATCAAAACAAAGGGGAGGTGAAAGATATGGAAATGAGCGAACTAACGCTGGATACATTAAAAGCAGATAGATCTGATTTGGTGGATGCAATTCAGGTTGAAGCGCTGAAAGATGGCAATGCTGCCGGGGTAGAATTAGAAAGAAAGAGAGTTGTTGATATTCAAAAAGCAGTGATACCTTATGAAGGAATGAGCGAACTAGCAAACAATGCAATTAAGGACGGCGATACTGCTGATGAAGCACTCAGTAAGTTCAAGGACCAGAGAATTGTTGATTTGACAGTCAATGCACCTGAATCACAGGGGGCTGGCGATAATCCTGAAAAGAAGAAAGAGGGCGAAGAAGAACTGTCATTAGAGGATCAGTGCAAAGAGGACTGGAAAAAGGACTCAGCGATAAGAGATGAGTTCAGGACAGAAGAGGCTTATATTGCTTTTAAGAAAGCAGACGCAAGAAAATCGGTTAAAATACTCAAGAAATAAAAATAAAAAATAAGGGGAGGTGGAAAAGAAATGACTACATTAGCAAAAGATTCAATTAGAGACTACGAGATAGGCGATTTAAACGATTTGCCAGTTATTGCAGCTGATATCCTTTATGAGGGGAGCGCTCTGGGTGATAATGGGAGTGGATATATAAGACCTTTAGTGGCAGAAGATCCGTTTGTGGGGTTTTGTGCGAGGAAGATAGACAATTCTGACGGAATTGCCGGAGCTGAGAAAGTTAATCTAAGAGAGAAGGGCAAAGCTGTTCTGACGGTCGTTGGCGTTACTGGTGTCGGCGATGTAGGGGAAACTGTCTATGCAACTGATGATAATACTTTCACTTTGAACTCATCGGGCGCAAGTTCTATTGGTAGAATTACCAGATGGATTTCCAGCACTAAGTGCGTGGTCTATTTTGAAGGCGTACAATTAAGATCGTTATAAAAATAAAATAAAGGGGAGGTGAATTCAAATGGGACTAGAAGGACTTTCAAGTAGGGCGATAATCGGAACTTTTTTCAACATGTTGGAAGCGGTTACCGGGAAATCGTGGACTAGCCAGGTTGGTATGGAGTTCAAATCAGACCAACCTTCCGAAACCTATAAATGGTTAGGAATGGCTCCGGCTTTGCGTGAATGGATTGGTGGAAGACTCGCAAAGGGATTAAGAGAGAACGGGATCACTATTGAAAACAAGACATTTGAAGCAACATTGGAAATTGCAGTAGATGATCTTCGCAGGGATAAAACAACCCAAATAGGGGTTAGAATCGGGGAATTGGCAGATAGAGTGGATGAGCATTGGGCAAAACTTCTAACAACCTTGATCCTGGCTGGTGAAGCTGCGGTTTGTTATGATGGGGAATTTTTCTTTGATACCGATCATGAGGAAGGCGACAGCGGAGCACAGACTAATGATTTGGTAGCTGGTGATTATAGTGAGCTGAATGTAACTGACCCAACTAATCCAACAGCGATAGAAATGGCGAATGTACTCTTAAAGATGATACAGCATCAGTTTTCTATTAAGGATGATCAGGGCGAACCAATGAACGCAAATGCCAGGAAGTTTCTGGTAATGGTTCCTGTTGCATTTTGGGGAGCGGCCATAAAGGCAGTTCGCGGCAATCTGTTAAATAGTGGGACTGGTACAGTTGATAATCCGCTGAAGGATGCGGAAGTTGATATCAGCGTAGTTGCCAATCCAAGACTGACATGGACAACTAAGTTGGCCGTGTATAGAACAGATGGCAGAACAAAGGCATTTATCAAACAAAATGAGGTTGACGTTGAAATGTCAGCTATTGCCGAGGGATCTGAGGAAGAGTTCAAGAACAACCGACATCTTTATGGTGTGAAAACCATTAGGAATGTTGGGTATGGATATTGGCAGTTTGCTACGTTAGCAACATTGTCATAATGGGAAAGCACAGAACGCAGGGGTGTTAATAACGACATCCCTGCTGCTGTGAAGTTATTTAGGGAGAACATTATGTCAAAAGAGACTGTTAAAATTATTTTAACTGAATCAAAAGCAATCAATGGAAAACTCAGAAAGCAGGGATATACTCTTTTAGAGGGTATATGCGCCAAAGGAATTACAGCTGATAACATAAATAAGGTCATTCAACTCGATCAAGTCAAAGTGCAGCCAGAGCCTATAATTGAGGAAAAATCCGAAGAAAGGATAAGTGATGCCGTTAAAGAATAAAACATCAGGAGAACGATTAGCAGTAATAGAAACAGAAGTAGGACACATTAAAGGTTTTATGTTAGACATAAAAGATAATCATCTTCATTCTATATATATAAGATTAACTAATTTTGAAAAAGTAATATTAAGTAGACTTCCTGGATGGGCTACTGCCCTCATTACTATATTAAGTTCAATAGTTACAGGATTAATTATTTATGGTGTCATGAGATAGATAATGTTAGAGGAGATTTTGAAAAATATTAATTTCGCCGAGATTTTAAAGAAGGTTTTTCATAAAAACAGAGAAGACCTGAATCTTTCTGAAACCTGGAGGCGAACATTGCATAAAGTATTAGAGAATCCGGAAAGCAGAAAGAAATTTGAGGATGGGCTTGTAGAAGCAATATTAGAAGAAGCAAAGAGCAGAAAAATAGAGACTTAACATGAGTTTTAAAGAACAAATAGCAACTGATGTTGTTGATGTATTTTTAAATACGGATGAATTTGCTGAGGAGATTACATATACTCCATCAGTAGGATCTCCTTCAACAATCAAGGCTATTTTTAGAACAGAGGGAAAAGAAGCTGATTATGAGGATGATGGTAGGTTTAATCGGGAAGAAGCAACAATTACTATTTCAACATCCGCCTCAGGAGGGATTGAAAGTCCAGAACTTGAGGACAAGGTTACTCGTAACGGGGAAATATGGGAAGTAAGCTCAGGAAGGACGGGCGAAATATCATTACTGCAGGGAATGGGGATGATAAGTTTGAGAGTTAAAAGAATTAAGGCAAAAGAAAAAAGTAGTGAAAGTTATAGGATAAAGAGGATTTAAAAAATGGCAGAAACACCAACAGGCATTTTAAGCTTACCGCTGACAAATTTGCAGACAGTAATTGCAAATTGCGCCTCTTTTCAGACCTGGGTTGATGCGGATACAGTAGAGGAAGCTAAAGCAAAGATATATGTTGTTGCTGTTGATGGGGATGATTTTGATAGGCCATTTGCATTGATCGGCCAGGGCGATGAATGGGGGAGTATGGTTAATGCCGGTGGAGCGAGGAATTGGTTTCAGGATTCAGGAAGCTTGCAATTGATGTTTGAGGCAGATATTAAAGAAGCCTATCGAGATAAAAGCCATTATAAAGATGCAGAGCTTGAATTTACCAATCCAATAGGAGCAATTTTAAAAGATATGAAAACAATTTCAGCGCTAAACACATATTTAGCAATTACAGAATTTAGAAAAAAAGCAGGGCCAATGAGAAGCGACCCTGATGAGAAGGCAACTGAAGGCGATTATTATCAGATTGTTTTTGATATAATGTGGGGGATTTAATGCTAAGAGGAGTTATAACATACAGAGGCAGTCCGGAGGTAAAAGCAAAAGCGTTCAGGCTCATTCTAAAAGAGCAATTGCGGGAGATTGTTGACTTTTGGCATGAGAAATATCTGCCAAGGCATTTTACTAAGGTAGGGGCGAGGGATTATAAGTATAAGGAGCGTTCTTCCACCCATATGAAGAAGAAAATTAGACAATTTCATCATGATAATCCTCTTGTTTATAGTGGTGACATGAAAAGATTGCTCGAGAGAAGAATCGCTATATCAGGGACTTCCAAAAAAGCCGTGGGTAGATTGACTGGTCCCAGATACCTATATCAATATAGAAAAGACTATAACCAGCCTCACAAAGCAGATGAAGTAACAAGAGTAGTTCAACCAGAGGTTCTTGTTTTTGCGCGCAGGCTGGATAAGAAGATGACGAAAAGAATAAATGCAATAAAAACAACACAAACAAAAAGATTTTAAAAAAAGGGGGTAGAAAATGGATGTTCATGTACTATATGCGGTGAATATGACAGCTGGAGCAGGAGATGTACTTATTGACCAGGTAACTGATTTTAATATCGATACAGCGATTAATGAGATATTGGAAGGAGCGGATGGTAGAGTTGATCCTACTTTTGTGGCTGTACAGAGCCAGAATCCTAAAGTTGGCTTCACGTCAACTAAATTAGCAACAATTCTGGCAAAATGCGGGATAAGCGGGCTTGAAATAGCAGCTGATGGAGCTGAATTCTGGTTTCAGAAAGTAGCAGAAGGCGGAACAAGAACAAGCGGTTCAAATCATATAAAAATGACAATGACAAAGGGTTTATTATTACCTCGCTCTTTGTCGGCACCTAATGACGGCATTGCCAATCTCACATTTGAGGCTCTGGCGGTTTACGATCTAACAAATGACCCGATTATTATTGAGACAAGTCAAGCATTGAGCGGGTCACCGGTTGTTGATGAGCTTTTCACTTGCGGGCCTGTACAAATCAATGGGGTTGCTTTGGCGGGAATTCAGGATATAACGATTGATTTCGGTCTAACAGAGCTTGTTGAGGGCGCAGATGGTCAGGTATGGCCGACTTTTGTAGGCATCCAGTCCAGAAAGCCTGTTATTACAATCAGAACTCTTGATGTTGTTAGCCTGAATACCTTTGGGCTTTCAGGAATGGCACAAGATGCCACAGATAGCCTTATATATCTGAGGAAGATAGCAGAGGGTGGAACAAGAGTAGCTGATGCAACAGAAGAGCATATATCCTTCGCAATCGATGAGGGCAGGATTATGGTTAATACTATAAGCGGTGGACATGATGCTCCTCAAATGTCAGAGGTAAAGATAACACCTACTTCTGACCTCTCTAATGATATCATGGCTATAAATACAGCTACTGCGATTGTTGCAGTATAAATAAAATAAGAAAGGAGAATAATGAGTGGCTTTCTATATTTTATACCTACGCTTCAATCTGCGAGTAAAGAGGATATAAGTAAAGCAGGATTAAACCCTGTTTTTGGGTCATCATCTTTTGATTTTAGATCCACAAGTTTAGGTCCGACCAAAAAATCCGGAGCAATAATTGTCATAAAATCTTCTAATCCGGAGGCAAAAACACCTCAAGTCGGGTATTTCCCAGAGAAACAGGACTGGCAGGAGAGTATGTCTAAGAAGTTCTGGATCGGAAAGGAGAAGGAAAATCCTCCAAAGCCAATAGATTTGCAGAGGAAAGAGCTTATTGACGGGCATTTAACAAGACTTGAAGACGGCAATGAATGGCTTGTACCAGCTGCAAGGATATTCCCACAGGGAACGACACTCCCACAATCTCTTATTTTAGGACCTAACGGCGAATTAGTGCAGGAGATACTTCCCAAATTTGCGCAATTAGGAAAGAAAGCGGATGAATTATGGATAGAGTTCCAGCGGGAGCAAGGAATGCTTCCAAAAGAGAATGCAGCTGAACCAATAGGATTAAAAGCAAGATGGGATATTGCAATTGCCGCATTAGCCGTTAATTACAAAATAGGGCAGGATGAAGTTTCTTTTTTAAGGATTTTAACAACGGAAAATCTGTCGCGGATATTGGCAGCTATAATTGATATACCTGTTCTGATTTCAGTAGTAAAAGCAAGTAAAGAAGCATTTAAAAAAAAAGCCCAATCAAAAACTCAAGATGGCAAAATTATAAAAGATGGAAACAAGGCATGATAAATGATTATATTCCAACTTATGCTGATATGCATTGGCTTGAAGAGGAGAAATAATGGCTGGTGTTGTAAAATTTACTCTTGATGCAAATGACGCTAAAGCAGTTAGCGCTTTTCTGCGTGTTGTGGATGCTCAGAAGAAAACTGAGCGGGGGTTGAAGAAGATTTCCAAGTCAGGGAAACAGACTACATCTATGATGGGCGGACTAGGTAAAAGCATTATGGGTCTGACAGGAGGGATGATAGGCGCTGCCGGGTTGAAGATGGCATTCGGAGCAATGACCCAAGGTATGGAAGAAATATCCGAAAAAACAGTTCAATTTGAAGATGAACTTACAGGATTGTTATCATTAGGACAGAATGTAGAGAATATTGCAGCAATAAAGAATGAAGTATTGAATATGGCCGGAGCTTTTGGAATAAGTAGAAAATTAATAACAGATACTCTGTTTGATTTACAGTCAGGAGCATCATCGCTATCAAAAGAAATTCGAGACGATCTTATGAGGTCAACAATAGAATTAAATAAAGTGACGGGTGTTGACCTACCTACAGGCATGAAAGCTCTTTTAAAAACATTCCTAATATACAGGGACGAGCTTAAAGATGTTGATAATGCTCAAAGCAAATTGTTCAAAACTGCAGAATTAGGGTTTTTAACCTTCCAGGATATGGCAGTATATCTCCCTGATGTATTAGCGCCAGCAAAAGCATTGGGATTTACTTTTGATGAGATAGCAGCGGCATTAATAACAGCAACACAATTTGGAGGCAGGACAGAAAAAACCTTTACAGGATTAAGAAATGTCGTTATCCGTATGGATAAGGCAATGGAGGCAGGGATAGTAACCCAGGGAACATTATTAGAACAATTAGAAGAATTATCTGATCAGGATCCGAAACTTGTGGCAAAGATTTTTGGAGCAGAAACTATTGCGGTTATAAGTAGTTTGGTTGCTCATGTTGGAGAATATGAAACCAGTATGGAGGCTGTATCTAAGGTTCAGAGAGGTCTTGCAACAGAGAAATATCTTACGCGGTTAAAGGATGAATCATTTAGATATTCTGAAATAGCAAAAGCAATAAAAGAGATGAATGAAAACTTAATACTTTCAGGGAAATATATTGAAACAACGGGAAGAGTAACACAGCAACAGGCGTTTACTAAGCTTGGTATAAAAGAAGCGATGGGACCATGGGCAGCAACCTTTGGGGGAATAGCAAAGCCTTTGGCATGGATAATGACGGTAATGAATCAAATAGAACAAGCTGAATTTGGACAGAAAGGATTCAGGGAAGGCGCACAATTGCCAGGATTTAAAGGCGAATTTTTACAAAGAGGCAGAGGGGCATTTTTAGAAACACAGAAAAGAGGTGGCGCCGAAGGAACAGTTCTAGGAAGACAGCAGGGGGAAAGATGGGGAATGGGGCCAGTAGCAGGAGAAGGAATAGATAAATTAGATACAGCAGCCGATAAGATAAGTAAAGCAGCCGATAAAATAACTACAGCAATGGAAAAAACAGATAAAGCAATGGATGGTATGAGTAGAGGTCTAACAAGTAGGAATTAATAAATATGGCAAATCCTAAAATAGGCGCTTATGAATTTATAACCCTGAAATATGGCA